CGCCATCTACGAGTCTTTAACCTGTATGCCGATCAACTGCGCCTTGACGGGCTCTCCAGATGCGTTGTCGCTGTTGCAGGATTTGGCATTCCAACTGCGGTGTGCTTTGTGGATCAAGGATGATACGTTCTATATTCGGTACTTGCCGGAGCAACCTACAGCGGTTGATACGATCACGTTGAGCGACGTGGATTCGGAATCCGGTATCTCTGTGAATCTAACGCCCACGGAAGAATTGGTGACGAAGCTCACGGCTACGTGGCAGATTACCAAGATGCCGACTGTTCAGACGGCCCGTGTAAACCAAGAGCAACGTATTGTTCTGCGGCATAACATCAATAAGTACGGGACACACGCCCAGTCCTATGACTTCTTCGCGTTTACCCAGCCTGAGGTAGTGAATAAGTGTGCGACGTTCTGGTTGATCCGCAAGGCGAACACGTGGAAGGAGGTCCGGTTCCGCACGTACTTGACGAAGTTGAATCTTGAGACACTGGATGCGGTGTACTTGGATTTTGGCAGCACGTATCTTACAGCCGATCCTGTCTTGGCGATTGTCAAGAGTGCCGTCTATGACTCGGCCAATAATACGATTGAGTTTGTCTGTGAAACATCGATCAAGGCTGGGTCTGCCGAACCTTACCGGTTCTTTTGGCCGTCACACCTTCCGTTGACGGATACTTGGCCCACGCCCGATGAGATTGCGGCCGGGTGTGCTGGTCGAGGGGCTATGGCGACGGAGGTCGTTGGCGCGTTGCCGTTTGGGGACACGTCTCTGCTACAGTTGAGCGGAGCGATCTTTGTTGGCGGCCCCAATGTGGCTTTTGGATCACATAGCGATTATGGCGACCCGACGCCAACTGATGAGGGGTTCGCGCCCAAAGAGACCTACGTGGAGCCGGTAAATGTGGACTTTTCTGATGCCGACAGTGTGCCAGCGTTGGATTTGGAGGATTATCAGCGGCCGAAGACTGCACCGTTGGCAAGCGGGTATAGCACTGGCGGAGGGAGCAGTTCAGATGCGATCGACCTGAACACGACGCCTGTAAGGGATGCCAGTGGGAACAGTGGCTATCTTGCGGACGTACTGCAATTCAGCAGCGACGGTGCGCTCTGCCTACGCAGTGATGCGTTGATCGACTCGGACGCCGATGGGGCCCATGTGTTCGATTTCAAGTACGACTCTGAAACCCAGAAGTACGGGGCCGGCACCGCGTTCCTGCAAGACGAAGAAGCCTAATTACACTTCTGGCAGTCAGCCGTTGTCAGCGGCAACAATGGCTTAAAAAGACAGATAGCCGTGATATGTCCGTCTTGGTGCAGTCGCAGCATACGCTGTCTGCACCGTTTCCATTGGGGGACGAGTCGGTTCCCGATGATTAGGAATCCTTCTGTGGGCCGAAGCTGAGAGCATTCGATCGTGCCGTCGTCGTGTACTGTCAACGGCAGATTGTTATCTTGAATCGCCCTACGCAATGCTACCACGGTATCGTGTACTAGGACCATTACCATTTCCCCTTCGGGCAGTGCTCAGTGGCCATTTTGATCTTGTTGAAGACGGCATAGCCGAACACGTCGACGCGACAACCGCACACTAGACAGATGTTCTTACTCCGCATCCGAAACGAGCACGGTTTGCAGAAGTATTTGTAGATGCGGTCGATTTCATCTTGCAACCTCACCGGTGAGCCAGCTTCGACCCATTTGGCGCACGCTTCAGACCAGGTTAGTAGTCGTCGTGTGATCGGTGGGGGTTTCTGCTCTGGCTGATCTGGCCTTGGCTGCTCTGGGACGCAGGCTGCGGGTCGCTGGCAGATGTTACACTCGTGTGGGTGTACGAGCGTGCCACGGTGTGGCGATCGGCAATTGAAGCATATTCGCTGTAGGACGACACCATTGTCGTGGACTTCGGCAGACAATCGACATTGGGGGTAGGACATTGTAAACCCTAGTCGAGTACCTCGACGGACAACGACACCGAGACGCTTCCATCCGAGGTATACTGCTGGATTGTGTACGTGAAGACATCGTCCGGTAATGTGGTACGGGTCGTAGTACGGACGGATGTGAAGCTTCCTACTTGATTTGCATATAGATACCAGTGGAGTATCACGGTGTCATTGTGAAAGACTGTGATACCAGCGAATACGTGCCCTGTCGCCTCGCTCACATAACCACGCGCGGTTGCTGTTACCAGCACCTCAACTGGCGCGGGTGGTCGTTGGCAATTTGTGATCGCGTCGTATAGCTCATTGACAATGGCTTGCGTCCATTTAGTGGTGTCGGCTGTAAAGACGGGGTTACTTTCTGTACATAGAGCTTGTAACTTTGCTCTGACCGCGATTACATCTGATGTAGACCATAGGTGGTCGGGCCCGACAAGCTGTAAATAGGCGACTGGGTGGCCTAGGGAATCATTCTTATCATTCACGGCTTGAATGACCGCGTTCCAGTCTGATCGCTTAAAGGCCATGGCTTATTCCCCTGTAATCACGGTGCCGGTCTTGCCGTCTGAGGAGATGTTCTTGATAATTAAGCACTCGGCAAAGTCGGTCAAGGCGGTCCAGTGGACACCGATGCCGTAGACCCGCAGCTTCTTCTTGGTCTCGGTCGTCAACTTGTCTTGGACTTCGTCAGTCAGATGCTCCAGGAGGTAGTCCAACGTGTGCGTGGTCACGATCTTGGTAATCGCTACTAGCGAGATGTCATTGATCGTGTCGGCGATATCCCAATTGCGGGCGATGCACGCCACGATGTCCCGGACCTTGTAGACCACGATTCCGCTGACGACTACCCGCTTCTTGTCGCTAGTCAGCAAGGCTTGTGTGGGTAGGTTGTGCGTTTGGCGGGCAACCGGGATGATTTCGACCTCGGTAACAAGCGGCCAGAAGCATCTGAGGCCGGGTTCGATCGGCATGGGGTTGTGACCATGCCTAAATCGAACCCCGGCATGTGTGGAGCGAACGATAAGTAGTCGTGGGATGAATTTCCCAATCCACTGGAAGATTTCTCCGATCCAAGCTAAGGCACTCATCGTTCACACTCCAGCAACGCTTTGTAGACTTTCGCTTCCGCGATGGCGTCCGCCAGGGCATCGTGCGGTTTGTCGTTGACAATGCCGAAATACTTGCAGAGGTATTCCAGCGACACCTTCTCAAAGGGTGCTGTGCCACGTAGTCCATAGCGGTCATTGATCCCAAGGGCGTAGACCATTGCATCGCGTGGGTGGTAATGAAATACCTCGTCCCGCAGATTGTCCCCGAGCCACGCCGATAGGAAGCGGTACTCAAAGGTCCAGTTGTGGGCCAGCGGAATCAGCTTGGCACCACGGCCAAGATTGAGCGACTCGAACCACTCACCGAGCCACTCCGACACTTGCCACTGGTCGGCGGCATCGGTTAGGGTTTCCAGTGTGAGCCCGTTGATCTCAATGGCTCCCGGCTCCATGCGTCCGGGGTAATCGGGCCGTATGTTGTGGTAGAATTGTTTGTCTGTTGGGTTCAGGGCGTCGTCGAGGCAGACGAGCCCGATCTGGATGACCTCATGGTAGTCCGATCGCGTTCCCGAAGTCTCAACGTCGACGGCCGCGATCGTGTGCCCCCTTAGATGTTTCATTCCAGTACCCACCTATCGTCTATCATCGATAGTCCATAGTCTTGGTGCAGCCAGGCCAACACGTCGGAAGTCCCATAGTGGTAGAGGTCTAAGCCCAATTCGCTCATTGTGACTTGCAGGTCGTTGTCGGTGCCCACAAGTTCGGCAGCGATGGCGTTGAGTTCCGTTCTTGTTAGTGGTCGGTACATGGCTTCTTCCACGCGAGTCGTGTGATATACTGCACGTTATCTACCAGGGTTATGGGGAATTGGACCGGTATGTCGCCAAGAATCTGCCGATCCGTGCCGTTGCCGTCAAAGTCTGACAAGTCTCTAGTCCATGTTCGGTATCGGTTGCAGAACTCGGCAGATGGTACTTGGGACTCAGTGGCACGCTCGCAGAACTCGTTGATAAATCGCACCACCGGCGACTGTTGTGTGGCTCGCAGGCCAAGCTTGTGTTCCGTATCAATCATTGGGAGGCAGAAGCGGCTGCGATCGGTGGGTGGCAGCGGGATCTCTAAGAGTGTCCGCACAAAGTGCGGGGCCTCCGCTTGAAGCCGGGCGTGAAGTTCAGCTCTGGCGATGTATTGCGTGAGCGGGGGCACGAAGGTCATCGTTATTCGTGTGTCATTGCTACCGCTAAAGGGTGCAGCCGCCGCTTCGTTAGCTACATGCACCAGGTGCAGCTTGTTTCGGATGCGGATGGTTTCACGCCGCATGGCTCGGATGTCGATCAACTCGTTGCCTGTCCAAGTCTTCATGATCTCGGCGGCCGTCTTGAGCCCGGCAAACGACTTTTCTTCGATGTACGCCAGAACAGCGTGTCTCAGAGGGCCGGTGAACATATCCTTACCGCCGATCATCGACGTGGCGTTCATGATGCCGTTTGGTGAGATGATGTGCGTCAGACTCTCGTGGAACGTGGATTTCCCGCAGTCTTCATCGCCCACAAGGAATAGGTAGGGGGTCCGATCAAAAGGCTTGCGGATCATGGACGCGACCCATAGGATCGCGTAGTCTCTACCGGTATGCACTCCGTATTGCTGACACCACGGGTCCATGCCAATGGCATTGTCGAGGCCCGAGAAGGTATGACTCAGGGTCATGTCCCATGTTGGATGGCACGGTGTCTTTGTGGTTGGCTGTACACGCAGTTGTGCAGCGTGCAAGTTCCACTTGTTGTTGCCCGGGTACTCTGGTCCGAACGGGATGTCCACAAAGTACCAAGGCGTGTCTGCGAGTTGCCCCAAAATGTCGTTAGCCGCCGCGGGGCTCGCCAGTAACTTAGCGATGTGATCGTGTGCCGTTGAGCGATCGGTCAAGTCCCACCCGAGATGGTGTAGATACCAGATGTCTGACTTGTATTTCTTGGAATCGTCCGGGAAGACACGGCGGTAGCGGTCCAAGATGTTAGTTTGCTGCTGTTCCGGCTTTTCGCCTACAACACGTTCAAACCAGCCCCGCTTCTCGGCAATCCAACCGAATGGCGTCTCATCATCTTGCCGTCGCTCCATGGCCACGACGGGGCGACCATCCTTCTGTGTGATGAGTTTGATTCTCCGATCGGGGAACGGTATCTCCAGGGCGTACCCCATCGCGGCCAAGGCTTGTGCGGCTTCGGCCGCGTCCTCGAAGACATAGCCGCCGGATCTCGGCAGTTCGACACCGTTGTAGACTCCGGCAGCACTCCCTAGGTCCACCGCTTTGTTGACATCGCACCAGGTCCACCCCGTGCCGTCCTGGGTCCAAGTCGGAGCCTCGGGAATGCCTTGCGAGAATCGGACGACTCGCCAAGCGTCATCCTCCAACGGATAACAGAAACAATTGCAGTCTTGGTGGTCGCCGGCCGAGTTCGTTTCAAAGACACCACGCAATTTCAATTCGGCGTGGGCTGCTTTGATGGCACAAGTGTGGGTATGCAGGCAGCCCTTCTCAGCTTGCCAGATTGTTGAGTAGCGGCTGGCAGCGACCGTGTCGACGAACTGTTTTTGTGCCTCGCTCAGCAGAGAAGTGACTTTACTGGTACATGTCGATGGAACCTTGTCCGGCTTGGGCAGGTGGTCACGCCAATCCTTTGGTACTTGGTGGGATGGGTCGCCCGTCTCGCTGAGAAGGCCAATCCCTTCTTTGATGAGAGCGAAGCTCGCATCGGTCTGGTTTCGACGCCAGACCCACATATTGCCACCGCATACGTCAATGTAGGGTGCAAAGTCAAAGCCCGCGTCTTGGCTCATCTTGGCCAAGACTGCTCTCGCCAGTACGGCGTGGATGGTGTGGTTTGCGGTCGGGATGCCGTCGAAGCCGACATACAGGTGTATTCCGCGTCCGCTGCTGCTCCGGCGGATCTCGATATACGGGACGCGGGACGCGGCCTCGACTACAGTTTGGAGTGTCGCGTCGTCCAGGCCGCCAGCGTGCCCTTGCTTGCTGTCAATATCATAGCCGGCCCACCATGACGCGCCTTCGCGCCAGTCCCACCCAGTTGAACCAATCGCATCCGCGTGTAGGTCGAGCGGCCAGTGGATCTCAAAGTCATTCCACGTAGGAGTGGAATCGGCGTGGTGCGGTATCCGCATACCGAACCACTCGTACACGCCGTTGCTGTAGGTGTTCCGCTTCCCTGCTACCGGCTCTCCGTCGCCTTGGGCGACGTTGATTTGTACCTCTAAGGAGGGGAGCCGGGCCAGCACCCTGTCGAGCAGATCGTTAGTGATCTGTTTAGTGGTCTGGGCGACCAGGAAAGTCCGTAGTGATTCGCTCAGTAGCATAGTGTGCCCCTATAGAAGTCATTGCATAAGGTCCTCGAAATATGCCCGGATTTTCGGAAAATTTATTTTTCGGAAAATTTCGAGATTGTGGGCAGATTTAGGCGTGGCCATGCAATGACAATTATAGGGGCCGATTAGCGGCCGTGATTTCTCACTCACTGTATGGGGCACTCCGATGTCAAATGAACTCGCACCAGTAGACTTCAATCAACTCCCTTCCACTCAGATCGGCTCGGATGAGGCGTATACCGACCTCTCCAAGGGCGGCGATTTCCTGAAGTACGTGAAACTCTACTCAAAAGGTAGGGATATCGACACCGGCAAGATTCGGCCCGGCCGGTGGGGCATTCCCGATGGTGAGGAAATTACTGATCTTGGCGATTCTATTGACGTATTGCCGTTGGCACGCCGGCCCAAGGCCCTAGATACAAAGGACAAGAAAGCGATCGTCGTTTCCTACGACGAGCAGTCGCCCGCGTTCAAGGACATCGCTGCCCGATCGGCCCAGCCGCTGTCTTGGTGCCAGTTTGGCGTGAGCTTCCTCGTGTTGGAACGATCGACCGGCCAGTTCCTGGAAGTGTTTTTCGGGAACAAGTCGAGCCGTCCCGAGGCCAAGAAGCTGTTTCCTTATCTCCCGCTCGCGCAGGCGGACCTCGATCGCCGCAAGGCGGCCGGGGCGGATGTCACTGGCTTGGAGCCGCATGGCCCGTTGCCGGTGACGCTCAAGATTCGCATGGCTGAGAACGCGAAGGGCACCTGGCACGTTCCGTGTGCCATGAAGTGCTCGAATCCGTTCACCCGCGTGCCGCCGATGGAGCGGATCGTTGCCGAGATCACCAAGTTCTTGACGGTGAAGTCGAACGGCGTCGAGAAGGTTGAGGACACCGGGAGCGGGCGGGCTCGCTAGTGATTCTCAGGGCACAGTTGATCTCACGACCGGAAGTCGACTTCGCCGCCCTGCTCAGCATTGGGCAGACGGCGTTGGGCAGGAACCTTGCACGCCAAGTAGACGCAAGCCCAATTGAGCGATCTACCACAGAGCGTTACTTGGCGTGCCTGGGCGATCTGCGGTCGGTCGATCTGGATCAACTGCTCATGCACGCATCGTGTGCCGTGTTGGTCGTGGCACACGATGCGGACGTGTTTGAGATCATGCAAGGTGCTCAGTTACCGGCTCTTGTCACTGACACGCTCGCTCGTGGCGTGCAACTATGCGTGTTGTCTGGCTCATTGCTGGAGTGGAAGTGGTGTTTGGCGAGGTGCGCAAGACAGCCTTTCTTACAGGAGTTCGCCGAGAAGTGCAGGATCGCACTTGTGGCTGGTGGGATGGATGTGTTTGCCAATCCTTCTAATGAACGACTACTTCTTGAATGACTTGTACGAAGATACGGCATCTCCCGACGCTTACCGCAAACGATGTCAGCCGCTTTCATGCCACAGTGGCTCGCGGCCATGCGGATGGATGCTGGCCATGGTCGGGGTCTATCGATCACTATGGCTATGGGAGGTTTTCGGTAGGCGGCAAATGGTATAGGGCCTCGCGAATTGCTATGCTAATACAGATGGGTAGCGATCCCGGTTCATTATGTGTGTGCCATTCATGCGACAATCCTTGCTGCTGTAATCCTCGACATCTATTTTTAGGCACGCAGCACGACAATGTACGAGACTGTTGTGATAAAGGACGGCATAAGTACGGTCTCAGTGCCGCAACACTAACCTCACAGCAGGTTATCGCTATTAAAGGCTCTACGCTTAGTATCGGGGAATTAGCCCAACGATATGGTGTCGCGCAGAATACCATCAGTGCCATTCAAATGGGCCGTCTATGGCCTCAAGTCGCACCCGATCTTACTCGTGAGTCCCGGTACTCCGTGATTACCGACTCGCAGGTGCGTTTAATTCGGCGATCTCTACTGTCTAACAAGGACATCGCTAAGACGCTGGGCATTTCGCCCTCGGCTGTTTCTGGGATTCGCGGTGGCCAACGGAGGGCCGACATCCAATGATCGAAGAAGTCAAACTCCGATATCGCACCGAATCTGGTGTACTTGTCCAGTCCCCGGTCAAGCTGGAGTATAAGGGCGGCCGTATTTGGTTTTGGGACGCCCCGTTCGCACTACGCCCCGAAATCAAGGCGATGGCCGGGGCGAAATGGTGGGGCTTTGCCGACCCGCCCATCAAAGCATGGTCCGTCGAGGATTGTCAACGCAATCGGTTCCAGATTGAGTATCTGAAGCTCGGAGACAAAGTATACGAGCACTTCGACAAACCGATTGTCAAGCACGATTACACGCGGCCGTTAATGGATCACCAGAAGGAACTGGCCGACCACTTCTTGACGTATCACTATGGCGTCATGGCTGCTTCCATGAGGACAGGAAAATCGCTGGTAGTTCAGGAGGTGGCTGAGCGATCCGGCGTTAAGCATTGGTACTGGATCGGCCCGTTGACCAGCTTGCCCAACATGCGACGGGAGTTCAAGAAGTGGTCGATTGATCCGAGCCTCAACATCGAGATGTTCAACTATGAGGCCCTCGTGCGGATTATGAAGGAGTGGGGCGACCGGCCCATTCCGCAGGGGCTCATAGTTGATGAGTCCAGCCGATGCAAAGGCCCTACCAGTCAACGCACGCAGGCTGTGCAAGAGCTTGCTGACAAGATTCGGGACAAGTACGGGCTCGATGGCTACGTGATTCTGATGTCGGGCACACCGAGCCCGAAGACGCCGCTCGATTGGTGGGCTCAGACAGAGATCGCTTGGCCGGGTTTCCTTCGCGAAGGCTCCGTCAAATCCTTGGAGCAGCGGCTAGCCTACCTCACGCAGCACTCTTACGACGCCGGTGTGTTCAACAAGCGAACCGGCTGGCGAGACGACGAGAATAAGTGCAACGTGTGCGGCGAGTATGCCGACGACCATGTGGCCGACCACCCATTCGAGAAAAGCAAGAACGAAGTCGCCTACCTCTATGAACGGCTCAAGGGGCTGGTCATCATCAAGCATCTGAAGGACTGCGTTGGGCTGCCGACGAAGACCTACCGTCAAATCATTTGTAAGCCGAGTAGTAGCTTACTCAGGGCGGCGGAAGCCATCTCTCAGGCGGCTCCGAACGCGATCACTGTGCTCACCCGGCTTCGTGAGTTGTCGGATGGGTTCCAGTATCAGGAAATCAAGGATGGGACAACAACCTGCACTCATTGCAGTGGTGGCACCGTTTCTGAGTGGTACGACCCCGCCGATGAGGAGCGTTGCTTCAAGTCTGTCGACATGATGGACGCCGATGTGGTCGCCAGCTTGCAAGAGCGACAGGTGCCGTGTCCGATGTGCAACGGCACTCAGCAGATGCCTCGTATCACCCGCAAGGTGAAGGAGATACCGTGCCCGAAGGACAAGGCACTTAAAGGGCTCTTGGATGAGTGCGAGGAAACGGGGCGAATCGTGGTGTTTGCCGGCTTCACCGGCTCCGTGGATCGTGTCACCAATCTCTGCCTGAAACAGGGTTGGGACGTAGTCCGATGCGACGGCCGTGGGTGGCTCGTGACTACCAAGGACGGTGCCCAAGTGCTCGACGAGGAGCCACTGGACTACTGGGCCAACATGGACCACCAGCGAGTGGCGTTTGTGAGCCATCCTGAGTCCGGTGGCATGTCGCTTACGCTGCGTGAGAGCCGGATGGTCGTGTTCTGGAGTAACAGCTTCAAGACTGAATACCGCATCCAAGCCGAGGCACGTATTCAGTCGATCGGCGAAGATAAACCGGGACTACTCATAGTGGACCTGTTTCACCTGCCAACGGATTCCAAGGTGCTTTCGGTGATACGCGAAAACCGGAAGCTGGAACTGCTGACGATGGGCGAGATCAGCGCAGCGATGGAGTGGAAGGACGTTGAAGGTGAATTCGAGATCAAGGAGAGCGTGGGATGAAGCGACTGTGGGGCATTCTGGCGGCGGTAGCGGTTGGCTTGGTGGTGTCGGGTCCGTACATTGCATGGATTCCGACTCGTGTCCTAGTCACTGAAGTCCGCGACAATCAACTGCGGCAAGGGCAGGCTCTTACCACGCTGATCGGTAACGGCTGGGTTGACTATGAGTACCTGCAATCCGTGAGCGTGAAGGTGATCGTAGCAGATGGAACCGGCTCCGGGGTGTTGTTCTCGCGAAATGGTAGAACCTTTTGCTGGACTGCCGGACACGTCGTGGCTAAAGAAGGCGGCGGTGTCGTTGACGATATTACGATCGAGCAACAAATCAGAGAAGGCGGCATCTATAAGGCCACCAAGTCTGTTAAGGCCACGGTGGTGGCCTATAGCGAGGCTGACGAACGTCAGGATCTCGCCATCCTGGAGCTTGATGAGTTCATCGATGTGTCCGCTGTCTTCGCCCCGAACCAAGTCTACATGGTGGGCACACCTATCGTACATGTCGGCAGTATGCGGGGCTTCTATAACTCAGTGACGCTCGGGATCGTGTCTCAAACTGACCGCGACCTGTTGGACACTGGGAACATGTTCGATCAGACGTGTGCCATTACTTATCCTGGGTCCAGCGGTGGCGGCATCTACCTGCTGAACGGACAGTGCATCGGGATACACGTTCGAGGGGGCTACACTGGAATCGGGTTCATGGTCCCGGTGCGTCGAATGTGGGCGTGGGTAGAGAAGTTCAATCTGCGTTGGGCTCTGGACCCAAGTGTACCGCTGCCAAAGGACATGCCGGTTGTCTTAGATGAGCCGGAGCAGGAATCCATACCACCACTTCCTGCTGGTGGACCATGATTCGATTGTTGCGTTGGGTGTACGCGGAATACAAGGCTAGAGAATACGCATTGAAGGGGTGTTATGCTATCAATCGAAGCGTTGAAGCGGATTCGCAAACAACTGTCCGAGAAGGTGAAGCAGGAGACGATTGCGAAGGAACACGGGGTGAGCCGGTCGTTGATTAGCGACATCGCTTGCGGGCGTGCCTACAAAGATGGTGACCAGCGAGAGTGCGACCCGACTAACAGTCGCATTCAAGCTCTTGAAGCTGAGGTGGTCCATCTGCGGGGTGAACTCAGTCGTGAGAAGAAGCACGCGACTGCCAACGCGAAAGTGGCAGGGCTGTTCACGGCGATGGTGGATGAGTTGGAGGCTAGGATCAAACCATTTGCGGCTCTGCCGAGTGCCTACATCCCCGGACAAAAGGGTCAGATTACTGAGCACGCTGTCCTCCATATTTCCGACTGTCACGCCGACGCCGTTGTCCGACCCGAGGAGGTCGGTGGCTTGGAGGACTTCAATTTCCAGGTGGCATGTGCTCGGGCTGAACATCTTGTCAACACTACCATTAACTGGTTGAAGGGCACACTCGCATCATCGTTTCATTTCCCAGTTCTGTGGTGGCTCGCTAACGGTGACTATAGCAGCGGCATGATCCACAAAGCTGCCGAGCGTAGCTATTACCGCAACCAGTTCCGCAACAGTCTTGCCATTGGGCAGTTGCACGCACTCATGCTTCGGGATTTGGCCGCCCATTTCGATCAGATCAATGTTGTCTACCTTGCCGGCAACCACGGGAGGCTGACAAAGAAGAAGGACTACGGCGGGAGTCAAGAAAACTTTGACTACCTCATCGCCGAGATAGCTCACACCTATTGTCGTGACTTGGGGAATGTGTCTTTCACGATACCCAACGCTTGGAGCATCAACCTAGATATCAACGGCATAGGCGTCAACATGGCCCATGGTGATGACGAACGCAGTAACGGCTCAATGCCGTGGTACGCTATGCAGCGAAAGCAAAAGGGGCTGATTGCACTGGATGGGCTGAGAGGCGGCCTGCGAACGCGGTACTTTGTTCGAGGCCACCATCACTGTGCAGCGGGTTTGCCTGATTTGGACGGCGAGTTGTTGATGAATGGAGCATGGCTCGCAACGGATGCCTTTTCCTTTAATGCTTTCGCGGGATACCGGGAGCCGGTTCAGTTGTTACACGGTATGCACGCAAAGAACGGCGCTACGTGGCGACTGCCAATCCGCTTGAAACATGAAGGGGAGAAGAAGGGGCCAAGCCGCTACCAGATTGACGGAGGCCGTGATGTGGGGCCACTGCCGTGAAGAGGATACCGTTGACAAAGGGAAAGGTAGCAATCGTCGACGATATAGACTAC